AGTAAGTAGCTGTGCACATACCCCAAAGGACAGTATATGTTTGTTCTTTTGGTTCGTTCATAGACATAAATCCTCAAATCGTTTTTGTACTTCTGCGATAACAAAAGGTTCTAAAGCATTAGGAAATTCTTCTTTAACTTCTTCGTAAAGTCTTTCAAGAATTTCATCATTTATTGGGTGGGACATTTGTAAAATTAGCGTATTTGATAAAGGTAGATTCAAACGAATTAAATAAAATGGTTTGATTATTTGGATCGGCTTTTCTATAGCAGACTGCAAGGGAAGCTATAAAACTTCCCCCGAATCTATCCATATTGTCCAGTGCGGTATATATCTGTTGTTTAGTAAGCATTATAGATAGCCCACACCTTCTTCTCCTTCCAATTCGTATAACCACGAAACGGAAAGATATTTACCATTGCTATAAGAAGCTTCGTCCTTACATTCGTATTTGGAACGTAAAGCATGGACTATTGGTTCAGGTGGACTCCATGCAGTATTAAAAGTGACCTCAAGAAAATCTTCGTCATCTTGAGTAATTTCAATATCACATGCACCCCATTTAGTTCCCCAGTGTGTAGTTCTCCAGTCATACCAGCGATCATCTTGTCTACCAGTAGATGCGAACTTAGGACAATCCCATTCTTTTTTATTTGGATCGGGTTGTACAGGTAATTCTCCAATCTGACCTTTTGGCTCGGAGAAAGAATAAGACTTTGCATATTCTTTAGTTAAAGGAGTTGTAGTCCAATCAGGTTCAGGTATTAAAACATTGAAAGGGTTTTTCCCTTCAAAGAGTTTTTTAATCTCTTGTATTCTTTCAGAGTCATCACCTCTGACTCTTACTCTGTTGTATGTCCAGTTAGGCATAAGTTTCTTAGGATAAGTGAACTTAATATTTATAATAGTGTATATATGATGTTATTGTCAATGAAAGTATGATATATTAATAACGTTATAATAAGTCTATTATGAGTCTAATTAAGAACCATGTTCTCTCAATCCAAAAATTAAGCTACGATCCTTACAACCTTGATAAATTGTCCTCTGAAGATTGGAACGATTTAACAACTAAGGCTTTAAAAATTCCTGATAAACAACTTTATGAATTTTTAATCTTAAAAAGATGTCAATTAAAAATTACACAGAATAAAAGGGCTATTTAAAGCCCTTTTTCTTTGTTTTATAATATCTTTTGATCAACTCAAACGAATGAAGCATTTCATTTTGCATTACTGCTAATTTTGTTTCTAAATTATATTGCTCTTCGATAATATCTTCATATCTCTGTAAAAAATTCGCTTTGATAGCAGACACTTCACAAAGTTTTCTTTGGATCGTGCCTAATTCTTCAAATAAGTCTTCATCATTTGATATGACCCTATTTGATAAATTAGACATTCTATTTAAATCCTCACCCGCTTTAATTATTTCAGGGTCGGTTATTTTTTTGTTAGTCATAATAATAAATAAAAGAAAAGGTGAGCTTATTGCTCACCAATTACAAGATCTGCAGCCTTACTAGCATTAGCTAATGATTTAAATAAGATCTTTGGATCTTTTCTAAGCATTGGACACCATGACTCCAAATATGCTGCATGGTTCATTGTGTCTAAATTAGAAATCTGTAGTCGGTTGCATACGATATATGCACCTAACTCAGCAACTAATTCTTCGTTCGCATAAGAAAGATTGTTTCTATTTAATCTTGATTTATGCTTTGTTGAGTGGATCGCTTCATGAGCAAATGTAGCTAGATAAGATTCGTCATTTTTGAAATTGTATCTTTTAGGAATTACAATTTCATCACTTGACTCACGATAATAAGCTCTATCTCCACCCTTAACAAGAGTGTTAATTTGCTTTTCCCACTGGAATAAACGATCATGAGCTTCTTTAACCCTGACATCTAATTTTCTAGGCTTTGCAGTTAGAACCGCATCATCAATTAGCTTTTCTAATTTTTTTGATGCTTCATCATCTAATCCACGAATATCCTGAACATTGAATATTGGAACGCATTTATAGCTCATATACTGACCTTTTTTAACGTCCCCATTTTCATCAAGCTCTTTGGTTTCAAATTCTCTCAAAAGTGGTTGTAATATTCGAGCAGACTTTGAATTCTTCTTTGGTAAACAATTTATGGAACGGGCTTGACCTGCTCCTATAAATAGAGGAAGATGCCAACCTCTAATCGAACTCTGTAAACATAACAGAGCAGGGTTAGAGCCTTGATACTCATGGCCTGTTAAGACGTTTCTAAAACCGCCTTTAACTGACCATTCTTTACGCCATAAATTTTTACCTTTTCCTGATTCAATCGCTTCAATTAATTCATTCACGATTAGTTCTTCAGGTTTTATTTGAGCTTTTTTTGCTTTCATTACTGGCATGATTTTTTTAGGATAAATGAAAAATTTTTAAACTTTTTGTAAAAAAAAAGGGGGAATTATTCCCCTTTAGTTTTTGAATTTTTGACCCGCTTGTTATTTTTTTTAAAAGCATCATAAATATCTTTTTTAGTTGCTTTTGTTAAGTCAAGCTCAATAGGCTGATCATTTGAGTCAAGTGACCCATTCATAAATACAATAGAAGGCATAATTTTTTTTAGGATAAATGAAAAAGAAAAAAGGGGAATTAATCCCCTATTTTTATTGAAATTTCAGTTGATGGAGTTTCACCGAATAAAGGTCTCATGAAGTTTTTAAACTTTTCGGCCTTATATTCTGCTAATACTCTTAATTCATCTTGATCTAAAATTTCATAACCTGATAAAGTCAACTCATCAAAACACGCTCGCAGCGTGTCTTGATCGGTTGGTTCATAGTTTGAAAAATCAATTTTTTTAAAAAACATTTTTAAGCCCTCAATAAATTGTCAAGGACTGACTGGTCAACACTTTCAGCCTGAACCCCTGAGAGCCATTGGCTAATGTGTTTTTGGGTCGTTCTTGACCAATTGGTGTTAGTCCTGATGTAGTCACCATTAGAAAGTTTTGCTGCTACTGGTGTTTCATAAGAAATAAAAATTTCTTTATCAGAAAATTTAAGGAGCGTTTTAGACGCTCCGAGCTTTTTAATTTGCATTTGTAAAGGTTGCTAAGTTGTTGTAATAATTTTGAGTGATAGTGTTAAGACTTTGATAGATTTCAAAGCCTGACCACATAACACAGCCAAAAAGAAAGAAATAAGAAATTAATTTAATTCTCATTTTTTTTGATCTCCTGAAATTCAAAGTCATATTCTAAAGTTGGGAAAAGGTTTAAAACCTCGTCCCAATCGATACCGCAAAAAAATAAAGTTTCGTCTTCAGTCATTAGTAAATACTCCTAATAATCTTCTTAAGAAACTTCTTTTTTTAATTACTTTGAAGTCTGCAGGAATTACAATATTTGAAAACTGATTTTTTGCAGGTTTCAAAATTGTAAATTTTGGAAGTTCTACAGACTTAACAACCTCTACGCGGTGACTGTATGGCTTCACTCTGTTGAAGTGTTGACATGTTGCCATTGCTTGTTTTTGTGTTCTACGCTCTGCAACTAAGTTCCAGTTTCCTGTCTTGGTTGCGTAGTCGATCCCGTTGTATTGGGTGATTTGATAAGCGAAAGTCATAATTTTTTAATTAACTTTTGGATAAGTGAACAAAGATAAAAGGAATCCTTTTACCTTTAGGCTGGCCTATGGCTGCGAGTCTGTCACGGCTTCAGAATCTCAGGGTTAAGAAGTAACTAAGAGAGGTTAGAAGTGCTTCAGGGCTGCGAGTGGATCAGCCTAGAGGTAAAGGGAAATTTTGTTAGCTAGTGAGCTTTGCCAATTTGCAGCTAACAGTTATGAAATAATTTTTTAGGTGTCCCGTGACCTCATTTCCTGTCTAGCCAGATTCCTCTGCGTTGGTGGTGCGTTCTTCATATCGCAAAGACAAGAGCGAGCAAGTCGCAAGTGGCAGCCCGATAGGGACAAAATAAAATTATTTATTTTTCAAGTTACATATTAATTATAACATGGTGACATCATAGCTGCTGTCAAGATGATACATATAGTGATGTTATAAGTGACATATTAAATGATTATTTGTGACATCATAAGTAATCATATCTGACATCACTATGATACATATAGGGGGCAGTGTTGTAACATTTGTTACTAATATATAGGTTACCGAGGAACTTAAATATATTCTCGTAATCTTCGTTACTAATACAGAAGTACTATTGTTTTTGTTCTACTTTAATAGATAGCTCAGGTGCTTGAATATTGACTGTCTCTACAGACTCTCCAATAACTTTGCCTAATGAATCGAGTATTTGTGCTGCTGTTTGTAATTGTCCTTTAGATATCGCTTTGTTAAATAATCTAACTCTCATTGCTTGAAGCCTGGGAAGCATATTTTCTCTATCTTTTTCCCAATCTTCGTTATTCCAAACTTTGACCCTGCCCCAATCGCTCCAAGCAGAAGTTTCTGAAATACCTTCTATCTTTGCGTGTTCGAGAACAAGTTGTCTTGTTGTCTTCCCATCTAGCTGACGAGAATATAATCTTTGACTTCTAAATTGAATATGCTCCTGTGTATTGCAAGCAAATTTAGATCGTCTTTTCTTTTTTACTTGTGTTTCTTGTCTAATGTCTTCTGGAACGAAACCAGATAAGCATGATTCAGCCACGGACTCAATCAGAATAAGGTTAATAATTGAATGATAACCTAGAAAAGTCAATTTAGGCTATAAATAGGGGGTATTAGTTGAAAAATTTGTTATTTTTTAGTATATGGCCGTAAAAACCGCACCAGAAATAAATTTAAGATATGCCCAGGGCGAAGTTTTTAACAGCAATAAAAGATTTCGAGTACTTGTAGCTGGCCGAAGGTTTGGAAAATCCTATCTTTCTTGTATAGAACTACTTCGTGGAGCGATAAATCGACCAGGGGAAACATATTTCTACTGTGCCCCGACATATCGAATGGCGAAAGATATTGCATGGAAGGAATTGAAGAGATTAGTACCTAAGATCTGGGTACAATCTAAAAATGAGACAGATTTGAGAATAGAATTAATAAATGGATCAACTATTGAGTTGAAAGGAACAGAAAATGCGATGGCTTTAAGAGGTAGAAGTTTATCAGGTGTAGTTTTAGATGAAGCTGCGTTTATGGATAGAGATGTATGGGCGGAAGTTATAAGACCAGCTTTAGCGGATAAGCAGGGCTGGGCTTTATTTATTAGTACACCAGATGGAACTGCCAGTTGGTTTTATGATATGTGGTGTTTTTGTGGTGAAACCGATAGAGATGATTGGCAAAGATGGAGTTTTACAACAATAGAGGGGGGTAATGTAGCAGAAGAAGAAGTTGAAGCTGCTAGGGGTCAATTAGATGGGAGGACATTTAGACAAGAATTTGAAGCTAGTTTTGAAAATCTTACTGGTTTGGTTGCTGTAAGTTTTGCTGATGAAAACATTTCCAGTGAATCTGTTGACTTACATTTAATGCCTTTACTAATTGGACTAGATTTCAACGTAGATCCGATGGCAGGAATTTGTGCTGTAAAGCATAATGACTGTCTTTATGTCTTTGATGAGATCATGTTGACGGGTGGGGCAACAACTTGGGATTTTGCAGAGGAGGTTGTAAGAAGATATGGAGTAGATCGAAGAGTAATTGCGTGTCCAGACCCTACTGGTAGTGCAAGAAAAACTAGTGGTGTTGGTGTAACTGACCATACAATTTTAAGAAGGAATGGATTTACAGTTATGAGTCCTAATTCTCCCTGGAAAATTAGAGATAAGATTACTGCGGTAAATACAGCTTTGTACGATGCGAATGGTGAAAGGAGAACATTTATACATCCTCGATGTAAAGAATTAATAAAAGCACTCAGAACATTAACTTACGCTCCAAATACAGGTATGCCTAACAAGAACTTGGGAGTGGATCATGCTTTTGATGCTTTTGGTTATCTCTGCTTGCAGCAGTTTAATTTAGCAAAGCCTGAGACATTAGGGCGAACTGCGTTTAGAATATATTAAGATACCCTTTTTGCTTATGCCTTATCACACTGGAATGAAGAA